TCAAAAATGAATACTGGATTTTGCTTCGTTTTCAGTCTGTGGGCTATAAAAAAGTTTGTCTAAAGAGCCGGAAATTTTTTCATCCGCGCGTGCTTTATACTCATCAATTAGGTATGCGTATATCCGGGACGTGGTGCCAATATCAGAATGACCAAGGCGTTTCGATATAATGTATAGGTCAATGTTCTGAGAGAGCAGGAACGCAACGTGAGAGTGCCGCAGACTATGAAAGTGGAATCCTTTTCGTGTGATGCCCAATGCTTTTAAGTCAGATCGCAGAACTTTATTAACGCCGTTAGAGGTTGGGATGTCATGGGCAACGTTCTCAAATACCATTTCTCGGTTATTTACCTTAAGTGCTTTCAGACTATCTAAAAATTGTTTGTTAACACGGATGGTTCTATTTGAGCTTTCGGTTTTGGTTGGCTTGAATCTACCGCCTTCAACATAGTTCCATGATTTATTTATTGAGATAGTATTGAACGTGAAATTAATGTCTTTCCAAGTTAGTGCCATGATTTCTCCTAATCGTGCCCCGGTAAAGATGGCAGTCATGATCATGTATTGTGACGTGTAACGAGGATTGAGGTGATTCTGTACATAAGCTGTTAGTTGCTTAATCTCAGCTAGACTTAGGTAATCAATCTTAAGACTACGATTTTTGTCATAAGTGATAATTACGTTATAAGTGAAGTCAGTTTCAACATCTTTTTCGAAAATAGCATTGCTAACGCAAGCTTTAATTAGATTGTGCAGTTTCTTCACTGAATCTTTTGCATGATTTTTGCCATATTGGTTAATGAATTTTTGGTAATCCTTACGAGTAATATCTGCAATACGTGCATGAGCAAAGTAATTTTCTATTTCAGTATGGACTAATTCATATCTACGAGTCGTGATATAAGCGAGATTAGGTTTGCGGTACGTCTCATACCAAGAATAGAAGTACTTAGAGAACTCAATAGATGGCTTCTTTTCTAGTTCACCAGAAAATTTACTAACTTCGAATGAGTTAGCAAATTCCTCTGCATCTCGCTTACGGGTGAATGTTTTTCGTTTACTTAGGTAGTTGCCTGCGTGATCTCTATACGAAATTCTTACTAGGTAACCTTTTTTCACACGTTTGATTTGTGCCATAATAAATTCCTCCTTGTGATATACTAGAAGGGCTGAAAGGGCGCACTAGTCCTGCGTAATAGTTCAGGTGCACATTCATCTTCTTGGCGGGAGGGGATGTGCTTTTTGTGATATAATAGGTGAAAACATTTCATTTATTATTATTAAAAGTGAAATTATCTAATAATATTCAAATGTTTGGGACTTTCCCCTGCTAATATTCATTTGGGAAATAGAAAAGTTGGCTGTATTGTTTGAAAAATTTGAATCATGGTTGGAAAATGTGTAGGTCTCAGGTAAAAGATTCATTTTGTCAAAGCTCAGCAATGTTTCATGAACAATTTGTCTTAACAGAGCAAGATTAAGCTCTTTATAATGACCTCCATTATTATCTTCCATTGAAAATAAATTACGTTTTAACTTACTATATTTTTTCACCCAATGCAAGGTCTTCATGAGCACCGCCATCCTGGTTTGCCATGTATCTGACAAGTTCCCATCTTTTAAAGCCTTCGCCATTTACATAAAGTATGCGTCCATTCCACCAGTGGTCAAAACTTATCCAATGTATGGATTCCATGCTAAACAATGGGAGATAAATCTTTTTAGGCTTTTTGAAATCAGGATCAGGTAATTGCCCATTTAACACTGGACCACCGTATAAGACGGTATCATTGGCAATACTCACAGATGATGCAAATCTTTCAAAATCAATGGAAATTTCTGGGGGCAATATTTTTATCATTATTTCCCCATACCTTTGTTTATAAAATAGTGTTCTAAGAATGGGTGAGGCAAGTTTTATGCGCCTGCGATTTCCAGCGTCATATTGGTTAGCAGCGAGAATTAAATCTGATAAATGATCATTAAAGTTGTCTCGTAATTCCTGATGCGTTTTTGGCACTTTGTTTTCGTTCATATTTGTAAGTGGGAGGTGTTCGTATGTGTTCAAAACAATATATATTTCCAGCAAAATCGAAGAATGATGTATTTTGCTTTCCCGGTACGGAAACTATGTTAAGCCAGTTTCCACAAGAAAAAAATATTTCTATTACTTCACTAAAGAGTTTACTAGCTGGCAATGCTATTGTTGATATTGGCGATGGCGAGTACATCCATTGGTTGCAACTGGATGATTCAGCAATCGAATACGTTAAACACCATGTACGTTAAGACCCAATCCTTTCTTAAAATTTATTATAAGCACATCTCAAACTTTGACCGGTGGAGATGTGCTTTTTAGTTTAATTAGATTGAAACTTTGACCAAATTTTCAAAATCTTCTTAACTTCAGCTGGTGCAGTTTGATAATCAAAGCGATTTGCATCAAACATAAAGTATATTGCACCAAAATTAAATGTTCTATCATAGAAACCAGTGTGAAGTATATACATACCATTTTCTCTAAGATATTTGTAAACAGGAGCCATGTGTTTATCAGTGTTTCCCGTATCATTAAGCTTTGGAAAGGTGGCATCTGTCATAATGCCATGCACTTCCATGTAATCTAAAGCTTCTTCTTTTGTTTGAAGTATTTCGTCAAGATCAAAATATGTCATATTAATCACCCCCAAACAAGTCAGCTTTTAATGACATCAGTATCTGGTCAACGCGAGCGGCAGGAGTCGAACCTGCATCTGAAAGTATCTAGTTAGCAACTCAAAGGAGTACCGTTCTACCGTTGAACTACGCTCGCATATTGCCCTAGTTGAGAGCAGTATATTACATATATTTAATTATGCTAACAATTACACCAGCAAGTACTAGGGACGTGCCAATTAACCACTTGATTGCGCTAAGTTTAGCCTTTGCGATTTCTAATTCAAGTTCTTGATTAAATTGTTGAGACTGTTTTTCAAATTGTTGATTGATATTTTTTTCGAGTTTGGAAAAGTGCACGTCCATAATGTGGCTCTGATGTTTTAGCGCTTTTTTGAGCTCTTTGTGTGTTACATATTGATTATCCATACCATTACCTCCGTTTCCAGAATTGAAATTCGGCCTTATTATTTCGTGGGGCGTACCAGCCTTAGCCATTGTCGACATCTCCCTTAAGCAAATATAAAATGTTAGTGCTGTTTAATTCAGGAGCTTCACTGGCATCGACCTTTGTACTTATTATAATATGGTTTAGTCCATAAAGCTCCTCAGGTGTCATTTCAATGTACAAAATTGCTTCTGCAATTGCCGAATTGGCGCTTTGCGTCGTGCCATCATCTGCGATTTCAATTTCAATATTTTTGTCTTTCAAATATTCTTTGCCATTTTTATCTTTCACGCTAAGCGTAAAGGTATGTTTTCCGAACTTTAGATTGGCACACTGAACATGAACATTAATATAAAGGCCGTTGTTATCGACCTGATAGACAAGTATGGGATCTCTTTCTTTATTTCTTGTAATAAAAACTGAGCTTATCATAGGGTCATGATTAGGGTCGTACATATTACATTCCTCCAAATTCCCAGCTTTTACCGACATCCGTATCTGGTCTTATGTAAGTATAATACCGCTAAATATGTAGAACGTGTGTTCTTTTTAACGCATAAGCATAGGAGCAATAAGCTCCTATAATATAACTCTGCCTATAATACGTACCTGGTCATCTTTAACATGACGTGGTTCGTATTTTTTATTAATAGATCGCAAGATGACTTCATCGGAAGTGTAGTCATAGTAAATTTGCTTACAAGTAACACCGTCTCCATCAATTTCAACGATAGCAATTTCACCATTCTCAACTTCTTCTTGCTGATGGTAGAAGATAATTTGACCATCGTGAATAAGTGGCTCCATCGAATCGCCTTGTATACGGATGGCTGTATCTGCCCCGTGCGGTACGTCGGTGAAGTCATCATGTTCGATTTCTACATCGCCATAAGTCAATTCAGTAGGGTTAGCGGCTGACTTACCAACGAGTGGCAAGTTAACGACTTTACCATTTTGTTCTTTCAACTGATTGTCAGCGTAGTTATAAACATTTTGCTGACGATCAGGGTTTAATTGATTGTAGATATCATTAATATCGTTTTTGTAAAATGTGTCACCTACTAATTCACTTGTTGACACTCCAAACAGAGTAGACATTATAGTGATTTTATCCATTAATGGCTTATTACGTCCTGACTCCCATGCAGAAATCGAAGTAGGTTTAACTTTTAATATAGATGCTAAATCTTTTTGAGTATAACCATGACTTTTCCTAAGTCTTTTGATGTTTTGCGAGAGGTTCATTTTTTCACTTCCTATTTATTTGTTAAAATAATTGTACACTTGAAGTACGCAAAAGTAAACACTACGTAAAAAAATAATGTCAAAATGCCATTTTTTGCTTGCAAGTACACTTCAAGTGTACTAAACTATAAATGTAGTCAAGAGGAGGTGACAATATGAAAAATGATAAATTCGATATCAAATCTGCTCGTATTAAAGCTGGGTTTACGCAGCAAGAAATTTCTCGAAAATTAGGGATGTCTCGACAAACATATCAAAAGTATGAAAATGGAAATATGTCTTTTCGGGTAGACACCGCTTGGAAGTTTGCAGCTATTTGCAAGATATCATTTGACAGCATTATTTTTTTTAAAGGAAAGTACACTTCAAGTGTATCTTAAGGAGGGCAATTAAAATGCAAAAAATCAAAAGCTTTACAGATGGATACATCAATTTACCAGTTCGACAGTTAGATAACGGTAGCATTCAATTTGACGCTGAACAAGCAGCTATTGGTGTTGGAATTAGCCAAATTGCCAAAAGTGGTAACGAAGTTGTTCGTTGGGAACGTGTCAATAAATATTTATCGTCCCCAGAAGTGGGGATGCAAATTAAAAAAGGTGATTTCATCACTGAGCCACAATTTTACGAATTGGCTATCAAGGCTAATAGTAAGAAAGCTAAAAAGTTTCAATATTGGGTAACTCATGACGTGCTCCCGTCCATCCGCAAGAATGGCGTTTACATGACTGACCAGACAGCCTACGACATTACGCACGATAAGGACGCGTTAGGTGATTTGCTATTGAAGGCAGGCAACCAGCTCAAACAAAAGGACTTAGTTATCCAGGAGTTGAAGCCTAAGGCGGATTACACCGATAGCATGTTAGCTAACAAGGGACTAGAAACAATCTCAATGATTGCTAAGAACTACGGCTACTCAACACGTGAGTTCAACAAGTTGCTTCATGGCTTAGGCATTCAATACAAGCAAGGCAAAACGTGGCTATTGTACGCGAAGTATCAAGACGAAGGCTATACGCACGTTGAACCATACGAGTATACGAATAGCGATGGCATCAAGCAGGTACGTAACACGATGAAATGGACACAATCGGGGCAAAAGTTCTTGTATGACTTTTTGAAATCAAAGGGAATCATGCCATTAGTTGAACAGCCAGCATAGGAGGTAAAACAGTATGACAAAAACACTAAAGCAACTAGTACACGTATTATGGGCAATTGAAAAAGACCTCCATGTTATTGCAAGTGGCACGGAGGTCTCAAAAAAATTCGTAGCAGAAGATTCAGAGCACAAAAAGATTAGTCGATAAGAATATGCTCATTAATCCATGTGCGCTGTTTTTTAGATACCCAGCCACTCCAATTTTTAGTTATTTCTGTGATGATAACGGAGTCATTAGAGTCTAAAAAAGGTTTTAACTTTTTAATCATTTCATATGGTGTTAATGAAGATCTTAGTAAATACAAAGATTCTTGATAGTGGCACCAAGAATCAGATATGTCTTCTTCAATGCAATTCTTTAGGTCTTCATATTTTTGACCAGGAGAATCAAGATCATATGAAATCATGAATGGTTTACTCATTTTATTTCACCTCGATTAATTGGGATAAGTCAAGTATACAACTAAGCCAGCATAGGAGGATTGGAACATGAAAGAGAAAATGGACAGCTTTATTGTGGTATTAGCCTTAGTTTGTTCTATTACTTCGTTGATACTAGCTGTAATTAATTTGTTTGCATAGTCGGCATTATTAAATTTTGTCTTGAAATCTGTTAACAAATTGCTGGTCGGTCAATTTGTTCCGACTAATGTCGATAATTTGAATAATGTCCGTATTATTAACCCGAAATATAATTGTATATTTTCCTAGTTTCATTGAATTAGCTAAGAATTGAAAAGCACAAACTGCGTCAATTCCAGTACTAGGGGATATGTTTAACGGAAAACGAGTGGAAAATACTCCGTTGGACTTTTCACCTAAAAGTAAGATTGGCTCTCGACAGCTTGAATAGCTGCTTCCATCATTCATAATGGTGATCTTGCTGATAGAGACATTGTGGGTCGAGGGGTTAAAAAAATTGAAAGAAACGTTAAATTGATTACTGATTTTGTAGGCCCAATTATAAGATAATTCAATTTTTCTGTGTCTTTCTTTCCACGTTATCACGGCTGCATATATTGCTAGTAGTGTCGATATTGATGATAGCCAGATAGGCAGGAATGAAATCATTTTATTTCACCTCAATCAAATTGGAATAAGTCAAGTATACAACTAAGCCAGCATGGAAGGACTAGCAATCTGAAATTAGAAAGGAGACTCTATTATGCAAGCACTAAAAGTGGCAACAGTTCCGATGCACGTTAAAAGCATGGACCAATACGTATTAGTTGATAAAGAGGCGTATAACAAATTGCTGGATCAATCCTTGTTGGGGCGAGCCTGGATAATGGACAATGTACGCGACCGGTGTGGAAACAAATCGATTAAATGGATTAAAGAAAATATCATTGAAAATCCAAAATACAGCCGACAGATTGGCAGAATGGAGCAACAAGGTCAAATAATTCACAAGGGACGCGGTAGCGCCTGGAAGTTTAAGGCTAGCGTGATGGCTGAATTTTTGGAATCTCATTGGGAGGAATTGCCATGGTAGAAGTAGCGGTATTAACCTGGGCGCTAACAACCGTGTGGTACAAGCGTCGTGAGATTAGAAATTGGTTTGGAATTTAGGAGGAAACGATATGTATGGAGAAAACATTGAGCACGCGTTAAGAGCACGTAAGTATAACGCAATTCGTGCAGATGAACGTGAGCTGATTAACGCTATCACATACGATACAGACGGGATCATTAAGCGACGCCCATGCTTTGGCTATTCAGAAGAATTTATTGGTGAATTGCAAGAACACGATATTAATGTCTGCGAGCCAGATGAAAATCCTGATGAGAGCTGGACGTTCACATTGCCACCAATGTATTAGGGGGAATAATCATGCAAAAAACATCAATTTTACCACTCCACGAGGGGAAACGAGCGCAAAAAAAGCCATCGCTAGTAGCGGCTAACGATGGACTAATGGAAGAGATGATTAGTACCAACATCTACTCTATTCCAAAGCAGTCTCGTTTGCAAGTGCTAAGAAAGCGAGGACGGTAGTTATGGATAATCCATTACCTTACAAAGAACAACAGGATTGTATTCTTCATGGTATTACACGGATTGCATTAATCGATCCACAAGAATTAACTCCAGAATTACAGCTAATTGAAAATAATATGGCGATGGCATTTTACTTGAATTCATGGATGTTTAATAGGGGGCTGAAATAAATGGTGGACTTACTATCTGAATGCCAATCATTTGAAATGAAACTTAATCGTGTAGAAAAAAAGTTATCTGCAGCCACAAGCGCTGCTGACTTTGCCTACAAGGCGGTACAGGCACGTCAAAAAATTGTTTCGTTTGACGACCTAGACGATGAGGAAAAGATTGCACTGTTTAACGAATATGACTGGTTGTTATTAGAACTAGAAGGTTACTTAGGTGGATTGGAACAGCAATTTGAAGATGCGGATGAAGGCTTGTCTGGTGGAAAATTTTTGCTGGAGACTTTAAAAGATAATTCGGTGATATAAATTAGGCAGAGGTGATCGTGTGGAACTGCTACCGACTAAGTTAATTGAAAAAGATGGCGAGTGGTATCAGGTTCAGAAGCTCACCCATAAGCCTAACCTTGACCATGTTGAGACGGTAAGTGGTTCTGCTGACGAATACTACACGTACTCGGAATTAGCTGACACACGTAAAGCTAGGCCACAACAGCGACGCTTGTTCTTCGCGTTGCTTAGTGACATCTATACGTGGTCAGGTATGCCGACAGACTTCTTGAAAAACTTGTTTTATTTGCAGTATGAGTCATATACGTTTGGCAAGCAGATTAGCCTGTCAGACACCACAGAATCGTCTGTGAGCGACGCTAACCAATTACTCGACCTAGTCATCGACTTCATGTTCGAGTGGCACGTGCCGTTCAAGGAAGGCTATAAGCTATTGCCGCGTGAGCAAGAATATTATCTGTTTCAATGTTGCCGCCACCGAGTTTGCATGATCTGCGGTAATCGTGCTGATATCCATCATGTAGACGTTATCGGAGCCGGCTTGAACAGAACACACGTTGACCACACCAAACGGCACGTTATGGCATTGTGTCGAGTCCATCACAGTGAGATTGAGCAAATTGGCTCCGTGGCATTTAGTGCAAAATACCACGTCCCGGTAGATGGCATAAAACTAGATAAAGAAACACTAAAACGAATTGGCTTGAAAGGTAAATACAGCAGTGACTAATACACCGGGTGGGTGGAATGCCCACTAGTAAATAAGGGAGGATTAAGAGATGGCACAAAGGAGAATGTTTAGTAATACGATCACGGATTCTGATTTGTTTATGGATATGCCTAAGTCAGCTCAACTGCTTTATTTTCATTTGAATATGCATGCTGATGATGATGGGTTTGTGGGTAATACAAAATCAATTATGCGGATGACTGGTTCAAGTGATGATGATTTGAAAATTTTGTTAGCCAAGCAGTACCTTATTCCGTTTGATAATGGCGTCACTGTGATTAAAGATTGGCATATTCATAATTACATCCGATCAGATCGTAAGCACCCCACGAAATATACTAGTGAGCTTAAACAATTAGAGCTAAATGAAGACGATAGTTATAGTAAATTAACTTTTGGTAGTCAAGTGTCAACCAATGGTCAACCAAATGACGGACACTTGGTAGGCAATTGTCATACCGAGGTTAGGTTAGGTAAGGATAGGTTAGGTAAGGTTAGTAAAGATAAGGTAAATAAAGATAGTCACCATTTGGCAAAGCCAAATTATGACCCGTCTTCTCAGCCATACAAAATTGCTAGTCATTTATTGACCAGAATTAAACAACGGCAACCTGACTTTAAAGAACCAAACTTACAAAAATGGGCTAATGACATCCGTCTAGCTCATGAACGTGATCATCGTGATTATGAAAAATTAGATTGGCTGGTAGATTGGTCACAGGATAATTCATTCTGGCAAGCAAACATTTTGTCGGCAGGGAAGCTACGCAAGCAATATGACACGCTCATTGGTCAGGCTGAACGGGATCGCCCGACTAATGTTGCGCCACAAACACGAGAGGACTGGTTTGGATAATGGAAAATGTAACGAAGTTATTCAATCAAGCCACGATTCAGAAAGTAGTAGCGGCTAGAGGAATTGATACAACTAAGTTGCCAACCAAAGAAGAATTGGACCATCAAACGATTGATCGGGCGAATGCGGGCGTAATTGCTAACCGAAAACGGTATTACTATCGCATGTCAGTCTGGTCCGGAGGTGTGCCACTACGATTTAGCTTTAATGATTGGCAGGTTGATAAGCAGCCTAATCAAGCTAAAGCTAGAGAGCTTGGCAATCAGGCATTTAAGTTAGCTAGGCAATTAGAGACTAACCAGTTCAACGTAGCGCTTGCAGGTGGACCCGGCGTTGGTAAAACATCATTAGCGCTAGCAATTATGTATCAGCTAATGAGCGTAGGCCAAACAGCGATGTTTGTTTCAACAGCTGAGTTGCTACGGCTGGTAAATGAGAAATACGAAGCACCGGACGTACGTCAACGGTTACTATACGTTTTAAAAGACATGCAAAACGTTGATGTTCTAGTTTTAGACGATTTTGGTACTGAAGGCGGTAAACCAACCGAAAAAGGATTCTACAAGCCAGTGCACAAAGATTTGCAGACGCTGATGTATCAAGTGGCGAATGCGCGTTGCGATTTTGATCATAACGAAGTCAAACATATAACCATCATTACGACTAACAACACACGTAAGCAATTAGAAAGTATGTACGACGGCAAAACAATCGATCGCTTATATACCAAGGATACTAGCTGTCAATTGCTGTTTGACAACATGGAAGGAGTCAGAAGTGTATGAGTTGTGAATTATGTCATGGTAGTAAAGTTGTTCGGCAACCACTTGGAAGTTATGGTTTCACGTTTGCCCCATGCCCAAATTGTACGAATGAGATACATGCTCATTACGAAAAGGAATTAGCAGGGGTGCTGTCTAGTGTACGTAGTCAAGACATTTGACGGGGATCATATATTAGCCAATACCCAGTGTTATATGGTGTTTGCCGTTCTGTAGATGACACATTAAAGATTGTGAGTGAAAAAAATGATTGATTTAACAGGACAAAAGTTCGGGAGATTAACTGTAATTAGAAAGGCTCACCGCAAGATTGGCCATAATGTAGCTTGGGTGTGTAAATGTGTCTGTGGAAACAAAATTGAAACATCAACAATAAATCTACAATCTGGAAATACAAAAAGCTGTGGCTGTTTGCGAAAGGAAATTTCTTCAAAACTTCGACGAGTAAATTTGCTCGGTAAAAGGTTCGGCCGACTTTTGGTTATTGAAGAGGAACCGAGCAAAGTCGGAGATCATATAGTATTTTGGAAGTGTCAGTGTGATTGTGGAAATATTGTTCTGCATAACACAAGTACACTGACAAGTGGAAACACGCAAAGCTGTGGATGTTTGAGAAAAGATAATTTTAAAAAACTAAATGATAACAATACAAAAGATGGTACCATGCTGAATCAAATTGCAGATACCAGAAAAATAAACAAGAATAATAAAAGTGGAATCAGGGGTGTTTCATGGGATAGTAGTCGATCCAAATGGGCAGCTGACATTATGTTCAAGCGAAAAACAATTCATCTTGGTCGATTTGACAACAAAAGGGATGCCATTAACGCTCGTAAGAAAGCAGAGAAAAAGTATTTTCACCCAACCTTAGAGAAATTTAGGTGAGACAAAGATAATCTTAATGTTAAAAATTATTGGAGGTAAACAAAAATGGCAGTAACAATTGTTGATAAGGAGTAAAAGCTATGTCATCAAACAAGAGAATGGCGGCTGAAATTAGAGCGGCTTACGCGCTTGAAAGGAAGTTAGTCTATGACAAGTAAAAATTGGCCTAAAGAGCTGGAAGTAATTCATAAGCTAGAAGCGAGATATGGCAGCATGGATAACGTGCCTCCTAGCAAACTAGCTAACCTGCATAAGATGCCCGGAATTAAGGCCTTATCAGGCGATTACACGGAGATTACACGCACCCAGTATAATGCCATTAAATTAGTCATGGAAGGCAAGCAGGGTAAAACTAGGGCGTCTCGGGAGCTAAAACGGAGTAACAGTTGGATTGATAGGCGCATTCGCGCGATTGACGACAACAAATACTACATTACGGAGGACGAAGATGCCTAAACACACTAAGAAGCGGTCAACGATTAAACGGAAGCACCGGCGCATGAAGCAACACGCAGAGGAGAATAAAGCTAAAGCACAGGATAGTAAGCAATTGGCCAAGGAATATGGGCCATACAGGATTGGAAAGGCTGGTAAGTAAATAATGCGAAAATATAAAGGACTAATCGTGACAGGAATTGTATGCGTAGTGATTTTATTTGGTATTGGTGGTTGCACTTACTGGTGGCTAAATAGCACTGCCAGTGGTGTTAGAACGGTTAAGAATTTTCAATCAGAAACTAGCAACGGAATAGAACGTGAAATTCGTGTCTATAACGCGGATGGTAAGCAGATTATGTATGAAAAGGGTAAGTTCGACGTGTCTCATAAGAACCGTTCAATCCAATACGTTGATCAGCATAACCGCAAGCATAATATTTACTTTGGCGACAATACCAGTGTGGTTGTGAACGAGCTGAAATGATAATCGTCAAGGAACCAACTAACGAGGAACATAAGCGGGCGTTCGGGGAGGCTTGAAAGTGTGAAGTTTTTGGACTTATTTGCTGGTATCGGCGGTTTTCATTTAGGAATGGAGCAAGCTGGTCATCAATGTGTTGGCTGGGTTGAATGGGACAAATTCGCTCGGCAGAGTTACCAAGCAATTCATAACGTAAAAGGAGTGTGGAATGCAAGTGACATACGAACAGTTAGAGCTAGTGAGTTTCCCAGAGCAGACTGCTGGTGCTTCGGGTTCCCGTGCCAAGATATCTCAGTTGCTGGGAAACAGAAAGGATTCACTGCCGGAAAACGTAGTTCTCTCTTTTTTACAGTTACAGGGCTTATTAGAGACCTCGAAGAAAAGAATCGACCCAGCTACCTACTCATTGAGAACGTTAAAAACTTACTTAGTATTAACCGAGGGCTTGACTTTCTCAAACTTCAAATTGAATTGGACGAAATCGGGTACGATGTCGAATGGTCGGTGCTCGACTCAGCCGAAGTCGTCCCTCAGCACCGGGAGCGTATCTTCATTGTCGGACATATTAGAGGACGACGTACCAGAAAAGTATTTCCTATCGTCAAAGGCAATCGAGAAGTTGATAGCCGGCCAGACTCAACAAATACCCTTACTACACGGTATGGAGAAGCTCAAGGGGCAGGATCGTACATTGTTGAAAGTAAACCGTCGCAAGTAAGGCAGATTGGAAACATTAGTAGTTCAAATTCATTTGGTGGTAACCCACAGGTCGGGCGAGTATACGGAACCGATGGGATTGCACCAACGATTAGCACTATGCAAGGTGGTGGGCAAGAACCAAAGGTAGCTGTTCGTGAGGCTACTAAGATTGGGTACGACATTGCTAAATTGGGTGACAGCATTAACTTTGCTCAGCCAAATAGTAATACGCGGCGTGGACGGGTCGGCCATGGTGTTGCGAATACCTTAACGACTGCCATTGAACAAGCTACGCTGACGGATGATTTAAAAATCCGCAAGCTAACACCGTTAGAAACGTGGCGCCTACAAGGTTTCCCAGATTGGGCATTTGCTCGAGCACGAGAAGCTGGATTAAGTGACAGCCAGTTATACAAACAGGCTGGTAATAGCGTGACGGTGCCAGTTATTAAAGCAATTGCTGATAGAATGGAACTACAATGATAATCGTGAAGCTGACGAGACGTGCCTACGTGCTGTAAATAGACGATATTATATTAGGAGATGGCGACGATGATTAAGTTTAGAGCGTGGGAAAAAGCGACAAGTAGCTATCGTAAGGTGCTAGAAATTGAGTTTTACCCTGACGGCGAGTTTAAAAAAGTCAAAGTAGCAGGCCTTCAACGTAAAGGCGCAATAACACCTGACAAGCTGGTGCTTGAGCAGTTTACCGGCCTGAAAGACGTGAACGGCAAGGAAATTTATGAAGGCGACATTTTAGAAAATCGGAAGTACCGGTCAATTGTTAAATTTGCTAGCGGTAAATTCTTAGCTGACTTAATTGAAACTATCCAAACATTTGACCTTATAGGTGAAACTCACGGTTCAAAGGTTATTGGAAATGTGCACGAGAACGCGGAACTACTGGAGGAAGACAAATAAAAACGTCTTACCAAATAAATGGTAAGACGCTGGGCTTGATACATTCGTGCAACTACACAGTAGTTCCATTATTTAAGAATTGCAAACGTAACACATCATTACTAGTAGCGTTAGCTCTAAACAAGTGTGCCTGAAGTATAGCATACAAAAAGCCGCCTGTTAAGGCGGCTAGTCACAGGGCCACTCGAATGACCGTTGTAAGTATAACATAAAAAAACGCCGCCAGTGCTGACGCCGCTACAATTGATACCTACAAAATTAATTATAGCACAGTCAAAACAAGGGGTGGCAGTGATGGAGAGCATTTTTAAGGACGTTGATGAAGAACGAACAATTGCTAATGCGGAACGGGTGCTAAAAGACTATTGGAAATGGCGACTACGAGCTCGCAGGGTTAATTTCAACCTGCAAAGTCCAGCAATGGACGGAATGCCTAAAAGTCCTAGCTATGGCAACCATATTGAAGACAAGCAAGTTAGTAAAGCTAACGATGATTTTATGGCTAATTTAGTTGTCAAGGTCATTGAAGCTGTTACAATTGATGAAGAAACGGAGAAATATTCAGAGCTATTAATGCTGCTCTATGTTAAACGGTATTCGAAAACTAAGTGCATGATTAGCCTGAATATCTCCGACAAAACATTTAATAAGTATTTGAAACAAGCCCAGTTAATGTTCGCTGAGATATATCCGGATGGCGTGGAAGACCTGATCGTTAAAAAGTATGAGCCAGAGATTATTGCTCACTACGACGAGGACTGAATTTACTCCGACAAAATTCCGAGTAAATTCCGACAAGTTTCCGTGTTGATTCCGGTAAATAAGTCAAAAAGGGGAGTAAATTAGTATTATCGAATGTTAGGTAAGCCACCCCGGGCAATTATTGCCTAGCATTATTGTGGCCTTAGCTCAGTTGGTAGAGCGCCTGACTGTTAATCAGGTTGTCGCTGGTTCGAGTCCAGCAGGCTACGTAGCCGGCGGATTTATAAGGGGTGATGCGCTCCTCTCTGCCGCTGGCATTAGTCTTCGTGTTTAACGTCGGCCGTTGAATGCGAGTATCGCTGTGGGCTAATTGGTAAGCCACAATGGGATGTAGGTTCGAGGCCTACCAGCGATATAGTTATGCAGCATGGTCACTCATGAGGGCTAAAACTGTATAACGCGTGCTTGTGGTGGAATAGATAGACACACACAATTCATCCATGTGAGAGAGTATATGTATGCGGAATGTTTAAGACCATTGGCAGCGTATATTGGGGTGGCTCCATGTAGGGTGCAAATCCCTACCAAGCACATTAAAATCACTCTCGCTTATCGGCGGGAGTTTTTTGATACATAAATTTGGGAGTGACGTCATGGCAGTAAACGTGAAAGGAGAAGATAAAATGAACTTACTAGACGCGGTAAACGAATTACTAAAGCTTAACAAGCAAGGTGTATCAGCCCATCTGGAAGAAGAAGCTCCGGGCGTTCAAATTAGATTAAGCAGAGATTACCCAACAACATTACCGCTGGAATTATGGGGAGCTAAATTACACGAACCAGCAGTGTGGGAAGATTTAGGAATGTGGAATCCAACCATAGATGAATGGCAATCAAAAAGGTGGCAGGTTAAATATGACAACTAAGTATCCAACACTAATAGCAGAGGAGTGAGACAGACAAATGGATAAGCTAAACCAAGAGGAGTCAGACACTCTGGCATTATTAATAGCGCTGATAATGAACACAGCTAAGTGGCTAGTGAGAGCATTGACTGTCATCGGACTATTGGGATTAGCTAGTCTAGCGCCATTGTTAAACGGGCCAGTACTCAACATACTTCTTACGGTGGTAGCATGGTATGCAGTCGGTACTGTGATTGTCATATGCGTCTCAGCAGTATTAGCCTATTACTATGTGCTAGGCTGTGAACGCAATAATCTAGACAGATATATCAAACAGGCTAAAAAGGAATCGGGTAAGTAGAATAATGTTCACACATGGCGACCACGTTGGAGTCTATGGCAAGTACTATTCAGACAATCAAACAAGAAAGCAGGTGGTTAGAGTGGAAGTATCACATACGCTAGATGGCTATTGGGTACTATCAGGATATATTGACCCGGAGCATGAGAATGCACAAGCTATCATGGCCGAAGCAAAGGAACGATTCATTATAGCCAACCCTTTAATTGAATCAGCTAAAGTGGTTGTGGTTAACGGTGAGTTCAAGCATGGCAAAGATGATTAACACAAAATATGGCTACGTCACGCCACAAGAAGCGGAGATGGATGCCCACTTAGATAAATGGGTGAAGCGTAGTGCTAAACGTAAACGGAGGAAGCAATATGCCAAGAACCAGAAGATGCCGCTATCCTAACTGCCATGCGATGGTCACTTTCCCTAACCACTATTGTCAGCAGCACTATGAGCATGAAGCTGAGTACTTGGCTAGTCGGCAACGTTGGGCACGTAGCAATGACAAACAATACACACACAAGTACAACACGGTTACACGTTATCGCAATGAGGATAAGCGTCAGCAATACAGCTTCTATCGGACAAGGCAATGGTCACATCTAAGGCAACAAGTCCTAGAACGTGACCATTACTTATGTGCTTACTGTAAAGTGCAAGGCGTTATCACACCTGCTAAGACTGCGGATCATATTGTGCCGATTGAGTTTGACGAAACATTGAAAGCTAACGTTGATAACTTAGCTGTTATCTGCAGTAAATGTCACCGACTCAAGACGGACTGGGAACAATCATACTATGGCACTGGTCAAGGCAATGAGTTGCAAAGCGTAACGCCAATCAATGATGTGTCGGCAATCGTTGTGTTAATGAATAAGGAGTTAAAATATTGAAATCACAATATATTGAATCAATTAATCCGTGGATTATTCGTGTCGATGGATTTGTCAATACGAAGACGAAGGACACTATTAGAAAGCAATGGCGTAAGCAATTTTACACGGCCGAAGATGGAATTCTAGAAAGGATGGCAATAGTCATGACGAATAGATATGATAAGATTCCCAGCTACGATTTCACTAAATTAATTATGTATCAGGAACTAACCGATAGACAAATTAAGTATGTCGGATTTGAAATTGAAAAAGCTACTCTTGAAAATAAGCGCAGAGTTTACATTGACCTTATCACTTTTAATCCCAGCCAAAAGAGAAAGTTGGAACAGGTTCTGAAAAGCAAAGGTTATCAGTTTGTAGAAGGCTCAAACTTGTCAATCACCATCAATTTATAAACACTTGTCGTGCGATTTAAGCGACTTTAAATTTATGAATGTAATTAGTCATGATGATTATTAAAACAACCCCCGCCCCCTAACACGTCCCAGGAAGAGCACACACATTGCCGTTATTTTGTGATAGAAACAATTTTTGAAAATTTTTAGGTAGGGGGGGTCACCCAACAACGAAAGGAGGCATAGGAAATGAAAAAAGCAGATAAAGACGTCAACGACGGTCAATTAACGCGCACACCGCCAGCTTACTTGGGACGGCAAGCTAAGGTCGTTTGGCGTCGATTAGTGCCCTTTTTAGAAGACAATACCCCAGTTAAACGCATAGATAGTGGGCTTGTGGAGCAATATGCTTCCCAATATGAGATTTATCGCAATGCGTATAAACATATTCAGGAAAACGGTGAAGTCCAAGCAATCTATAAAACGTTACAAGATCAGACCGGTAAAAAAATTGGTCGAGACTTCGTGGGCTACAAGCGAAACCCGATGACACAAATTTACGATTCAGCCGTTAAGAATCTAACGAAGTTAGGCGCTGAATTGGGACTATCTCCTAAGTCACGTAGCGATTTGCTCAAGTTAAACTTAGATGACCACAAGGACGAGCGAAGTATTAATGACCGTATGAAAGAATTTCTAGGAGACTGATAATGAAGATTGATTTAACACAAACACATGATGTTATTGGAGCTTATCAATCATTAGACTGCTCAGCGATTCGCCAACAATACACTGATTTGGGCACAAAGTATGCCTTTGATGTCCTTGATGAGAAGGTGATTACTGGCTATCTGATCAAGCTAGCGGCTTTTCGCCATATTAGAGACTTACAACGGCAAGGTAGCGTTGAATTTCCCTTTACTTATTCGGTTAAGAAAGTAGACCAAGTGCTTAAATTTGCTTCCATCTGTCCGAACGTTGATACAGGCGAACCAACTAAGCTTATGCCGTGGCAAAAATTTATTATGGCTATGCTGGTTGGCTGGCGTAATGATGACGGTGGTAAGCGTTTCTCACGGGCAATTGTTTCCGTTGCACGTGGACAAGGCAAAACTTATCTTATGGCGATTATCACTGCTTATAGCTATTTAATTGAGTCATTGGGACTATCTAACCAAGACTACTTAGTATCTTCTATTAATTACAAACAAACGAGCAAGATTCTGGGCTACATTAAGTCAATGCTTGCTAAGATTGCAACGATTGAGCCATTTAAGTCGTTGATTGCTGATAGTGGGTTAGATACTCGGACATTGTCTTCACAAGCAGACCAAGTCACAATGAGCAAGACTAATAACAAGCTACGGGCGATTAGTCACGAAGCCGGTCAGTATGATAGCTTTCATTTTACAACGGCTATATTTGATGAAATTGGTGAAGTAAAAACACGGCAGAAGATTTCTAAAATTGTTTCTGGCCAAGTTAAGGTGCGTAATAAGCAATTTATTCAAATTTCAACGGCATATCCAGATCCTACTGTTCCATTCCACGATGATGAACGTATGATTCAGCAAGCCATGGAACAAGATTATTTACGTGATGCTGATACATATTTGGGGCTTATTTGGTCGCAGGACAATCTTGATGAAACTTATAAGCCCGATATGTGGATTAAAAGTAATCCCTTATTAGATTTACCGAGCCAACGAGAAGTGTTGCTTAACGGGTTGACAGATAAGCGTGATTCTGACGCTTTGTCGGGCACACTCAACGATTTCCAAAATAAGAACCTTAACTTATGGCTAGAACAATCGACCGACAGCTTCTTGAAACTGCCTGACGTTGAAAAAGCCATTGTGCCATCATTTAGTTTCGACGATCGGCAAGTCTATATTGGATTTGACTACTCGATGTTTAGCGATAACACGGCGTTAGCGTTTGTATTTCCTTATCGTGATAATAATGACAAACCACGATGGTTTATTTATCAGCATAGCTTTATTCCCTGGCAAAAAGCTGGTTCGATTGAAGCTAAAGAAAAACAAGACGGTATTAATTATCGGGACTTAGCTCAAAAGGGATTTTGTACAATTAGTAGCCATCCGCAAGGACTAATCAATGACGAGCAAGTTTATCAGTGGCTGCTTAACTTCGTGGATCGTCACCGGTTAGAGGTGATATTTTTTGGTTATGATGCTTGGGGAGCCACACCAGCTATCAAACAGCTAGAGCTTAATTCTGGTTGGCCGTTACAAACCATTCGACAACGAACTAGTGAATTGAAGGATCCAACTAAGTTTTTGCAGAAGATGTTTGTCGAAGGGTCAGTTGACCGACTCGATGATCGAATTATGGAAAAGGCGCTACTGAATGCAGAGATCTATGAAGACAAAGTTGGTATTCAAGTTGATAAAGCTAAGGCCACATTGAAGATTGATGTGGTAGATGCGTTAATTGATGCCTTATTCCAAGCCATGTATCACTTTGAAGACTTTTCAGACGTAAACAATCCTGACAAGCGGGTTGAACGTATGAACGAAAAACAAGTCCTTGAATGGTTTAATAACCCGGAGTCAGGATTGCTAGGAGATGATATTAATGATTTTTAAACAATTTTTTGCAACTATCTGGCATTACTTTGATGTGCTGTGTTTTATTCTAGGCATGATTGCTGGGGTATATGCAGCCTTTTTATGGGGGCAGGCACAGGGCATTCTAGCAATTGCTGTCGCTTTGTTTTTAGTTGGCTGGCTTTCAGAAGTCGTAACAGCTGGCCAAAAAGGAGGTGATTAATAATGCCCTTTTTTGAACCACCTACGGCAATAAATAATTCAGTTAGTATTCAAAGCGTGCCGGTAGAAGACGATAACATCGTTAATTTTCTGTCGCCAACTGGCAACAATGAGTATGTTAGTGCTAAAGACGCTTTGGAAAATTCAGATATTTATTCAGCAGTTAACCAAATATCTGGAGACTTAGCCACGGTGCAATTAATGGCCAATATGCCACGAGCGCAAGGAATTCTAAACAATCCTAGCACGACAGCCAATGGGCACACGTTTTGGCAGTCTATGTATTCACAATTGTTATTGGGTGGTGAATGTTTTGCATATCGTTGGCGCAATCCTAACGGTTTAGATTTACGCTGGGAATATTTGCGACCTAGCCAAGTACAAACCTACTTATTAGATGATGGCAGTGGCTTAACCTATACGGTTACCTTTGATGAGCCTAATTTGGGCGTTCTTCAATATGTACCACAGTCTGACATGATTCATATTCGCTGGGCTAGTACCGATGGCGGTATGACGGGTAACAGTCCATTAAAAGCATTATCGAGTGAGTTACAAGTCAAAAGTTCGTCTAACAGTTTAACGCTGGCTGCATTAGCACGTTCAATTAGCGCTCCTGGCGTCCTATCTATTCAGCACGGTGGGCTACTAAGTGAGAAGATGAAGGCCAGCCGTTCACGTAACTTCATGAAACAGGTGAACAAGTCAAACGGTGGCCCAGTAGTTATTGATCAACTTGAAGATTACAAACCGCTAGAAATGAAAGCCGATGTTACCAAGCTGTTAAGCCAAACAGATTGGACGAGTAAACAAATCGCTAAAGTTTTTGGCATTCCTGATAGCTATTTAAATGGCCAAGGTGACCAGCAAAGTAATATTGACCAAATTAAAGGCATGTACACCAATGCCCTTAATCGCTATTTACAGGCGATTTTAGCTGAGCTGGATAATAAGCTTAATGCTAAGATAACGGCCAATATACGGACTGCTGTAGACCCATTGGGAGACTCATTTGCTGCTACCCTATCAGGGCTAGCTAAAGATGGCACAATTGCTAATAATCAAGCAACTTGGTTACTACAGCAGACTGGTTATTTTCCAGATGAAATGCCTGATGCTAAGAATCCGACGACACAACAAGTTGTAATTCAATCAGGAAAAGGAGGTGATAATGATGACAAAGAAAGTGATGATTAAAGGCGATATTGTTGATGATCAAACAGCCGGTTTCTATCAGTTCTTTGGAATGCCAGCAGTATCACCTTCGGGTGTTGCTGACATTTTAAATGATGACGATGACGATGATGACGATGATGACGGTGATGATGAAGCACTTGAAGTTGATATTGCTTCCAATGGTGGCGACGTTTTTGCGGCTAGTGAGATTTACACTATGCTAAAAAATTATGCTGGCAATGTAACAGTTAATATTCAAGGCCTAGCCGCTAGTGCGGCAAGTGTGGTTGCTATGGCTGGCGATCACATCAACATTTCACCAACTGCTCAGATTATGATTCATAAGGCTTGGTCACAACCAGCTGGTAATGCTGACGATCTGGAGCATGAAGCCAGTATTTTAAACGGCATTGATAAATCGATTGCCAGCGCTTATGAAGATAAGACTGGCATGGAGCAAGCTGACTTGCTACAGCTAATGGCAAATGAAACATGGTTAACCGCTAGTGATGCCGTCGATAAAGGCTTCGCTGACGAAATTATGTTTGCTAATGATCAACAATTGCAACCGGTGAATGCTATTTCACATATTCCACCTAAATCAGCAGTTAATAAGCTGATGAACCTCATTTATAAGGCGGATAAGGATAAGACTAAGCCGTCTAAAGAAGAAAATGCTACTAATAGTCAATCTGCTGAATTGCGAAACAGCAAATTGGCTATTTTATTTGGTAAAAATCAAAAGGAGGCCAACTAATGGCTAATATTAACAAAATCAATGATGCTTGGATTGCCCAAGGGCAAAAGGTATCAGACTTGAACGACAAGTTAAACGCAGCTGTCCTTGACGACAGCTTTGATCAAGAAAAATTTAAAGCAATGAAACAAGATCGTGACAATGCGGCCGCCCGGCGTGATGCTTTGCATGAACAATTGGAAGAAGAACGCAAGGCACAAGAAATTGCCGACATGAATGACAAGGATAAAACCCCACTTGATGATGACGAGAAAGACATCAAAGCTGAGTTCGTTAAGAATTTTAAAGGCATGATTAAAGGTGACCCTAAAGTTATGAACTTGGTAACTTCTGCTACCGACACATCTGGCAATGCAATCGGCTTGACTATTCCCCAAGATATTCAAACAGCAATTAATACGTTAGTTCGCCAGTTCGATTCATTGCAACAGTATGTTAATCGGGAAGCTGTTACAACTCAAACTGGGTCACGGGTTTACGAAAAGTGGACCGATCTTACTCCGTTGGCTGATTTAGATGATGAAACAGCTACCATTGGTGATAATGATGATCCTAAGCTGTCCATTATCAAATATACGATTCATCGGTATGCTGGTATTACCACTGCCACTAATTCGTTATTAAAGGATACGGCTGACAATATTTTGGAGTGGCTGTCTCAATGGATTGCTAAGAAGGTTGTTGTTACTCGCAATACTAAAATTATTGCAGCGATGAACAAAGCACCTAAAAAGCCCAACTTATCCAAGTTCGATGACATTATTACGATGATTAATACTGCCGTTGATCCTGCCATCAAGTCTACGTCATTCTTAATGACAAATACGTCAGGTTTCAATGTGCTGTCTGAGGTTAAGGATGCTATGGGGCGCTACTTATTGCAACCAGATCCAACACAACCTGATCGGTATTTAATCCGTGGCAAGCGGATTGTAGAGGTAGCTGACAAGTGGTTGCCTAACGTTACAGCTACGTCAGGAACGGCTTATCCACTTTACTATGGTGATTTGTCACAAGCGGTAACTTTGTTTGACCGAGAAAGCACTTCCTTATTAACTACCAATATTGGCGGTGGCGCCTTCGAAAAAGATCAGACCAAGATTCGCGTGATTGATCGTTTTGATGTTGAAGCTACTGATACGGAAGCCTTTGTTGCAGGTTCGTTCAGTAAGATTGCTGACCAACCGGCCAACTTTGCTGCAACGTCCCTCGGAAAGTAATTAGCCAACTATGTCGCCAATAAATACACAGTACAGTGACAATCTGGGCGGCTAAACAAGGATGTGATTTAAGTGGCGGCTGATTTAGAAACATTGAAATCATCTTTGCGAATTGACGGGGATGATGACGACAAACTGCTAAAAGGCTATTTGTCTGCAGCCACTAGCTACATTAAACAGGCCATTGGGGATGAAAATAGTGTTCCGGGGTTCTATGAAATGGAAGACGTGAATGACTTGTTTGAAACTGCTGTTTACGCTTTAGCTGGTTCATACTGGTATTATCGGACATCAATCACTTCAAACACTGTTAATCCAGTTGACTTAGTTGTTGATTCAATCATTGGCCAATTGCGAGGCCTGTATAGCCAAAAACAGGGTGAGGTGGATAACAATGGCGATTAATAGGTTAACTCCAGTTGACTTTAACCAACGTATACAGATTGGCACTGTTAAAACTGTTCAAAATCCTATTAATGGGACTAGTAAGCAGACATTTGTTAGCCAGTTTAGTTTATACTGTGCACCCTATACACGATCGATTGCATCTTCGTATCAACTCACAGCTGAGCAATTAGAGCAAGTAGTGGTCATTATTAGGCATAATCCTAAAGTTTATGAAGGTATTAAATGTCAGTATAAAGGTAAACTTTACGATGTCATCAATGACAGCATAGATGATTCTAGTAATTATCTGTCTTGCGATTATTTGACGCTCAAACAGGTTACTAAGGGGGGCTAGCTATGGCAAACGATGATATGGCCGACCAACTAGCAAGCTGGCTTAAAGACGTCCACAAGCTAGTCCCTAATGAAGCTGAACAAGAGCGAATAACCAAAGCCGGTGCTAAGAAGTTGGCTGATAACTTAACAGAGGTCACGAGAAAGAAACACTATTCAAGTCATAAAGACAAGAAGTATGGACACATGGCTGACAACATAAGCTATAACAGCAATGACATAGACGGTGAACATGATGGTAGCTCAATTGTCGGGTGGACTAACAAATTCCATGACATGAAAGCCATGTGGTTAAACGATGGTACCAAGCACATTAAAGCTGACCACTTTGTCGATGAGAACCTAGCCGACAGCCAAGACGATGTCTTTAACGCCATGCTAGATGAGTATAAGAAGGGGGACGATGACTAGTGTTATTACCAGTATCACAGGTAGCCAGCCTAGTTGATTCCCTCAATTTAACGTGGCTCGATAAAGTCTACCTGAACGCAATTCCTAAAGAAGATTTAAAAAACACTACTAGTACAGTCATGCTATTACAAGAGACCGATTCAAGCCCGGCCTACCTTGCAAACAACACGTTTAAAGGACTAGCCATGGGTGTTGAGATTCAAATCTTTTATAAGGTCAACCTAGCAGATGACTTTAATCCGCTTGAAGCTGAGATAGCTTTTATGAAAAGCCTTAAAGCTGCCGGCTGGTTAATTGTATCTAGTCAGCACCGCACAACTGACCCGGATACCGACCAAGTGACCAAAACAATTTATATAGCTAAAAATGAAATTATTTAAAGGAGATATTTAAATGTCAAAACACAACATTGTCAAAGCGACTTTTGCTTTACTTGACAGTAAAGGTGACTTAATTAAAGACCCTGATAAAGGTCTTTCTACTGATGGAATTTATGTTGCTGACCATCAAGGCGAAGGCTTCAGTCAAATCAACGTATCCACCCTTGAAGCGGCTGGAACTCCCGGCTGGGGGAATGGACAAGTCAAACGAACAGCCTATGGTAAGTCTATGCCCACGCTGGCTTTAACCGCCTTAGATTTAGACTTCAAGATTAATCAGATGCTAAAGGGGTTCACACAAAGCGCCAATACAGGTGCCTGGGTAAGACAATTACCTAAGCCACATGTTGCGATGATTGCCGAATCACAATCATTAGATGGGGATATTTCAATCTACGAATGCTTTAACAACGTCGAATTCGTTGAAGAAGGATCTAACAACTCAACTGATACCAACAATGAAGCGGCCTACTCAACAGCCTTACATGGTACCGTCTTAACGCCATTGAAGCCTACCATTTTCTTAGCTGCCAACAAGGTACAACAACCTTATATGATTGCTAAGTCGACTGATAAAGGCTTTGACTTAGCCAAGCTATACGCTGAAACATTTGGTGGCTATGTGTTAAGTCCATCGAGTGTAGTACCTAGTGTAGGACTTGGTCACTAGCAACAATTAAAAAGCTTCCCTCAACTGGGTGGCTTTTTAATACATACAAATTTAAATAAAGGGGTACAAATAATTATGAAAATCAATGCTAAAAACTACTTTAAAATCAACAAGACGGCTAATGTAACACCAACTAACAATATCATTCGATTAGCTACCAAGGTTCAAATTGGTATGCTGGAGTCACAAGATGCTGAGAAAGAGGTCACTGAACTAGACGCCATGAAAAACGGACTGGAATTGCAGGACGAAATGGCCGATTTTGTGCAACGTGTAATGGGCTACACTGATCAGCAGATGGAAACGATTAATAACACTATCTCAATTGAGCGCTTTGGTGAAGGTGTTGGCTACCTAATTATGCGCTTAAATGGTATCTCAGACGCTGACATTAAGCTGTCTGAACAGAAGCAACGTAAAGCCATCGAAGACGCTAAGTCGTCAAAATAAGTCGGCACAAGCGTAACAGTGAGCTTAAAAAGGAAGTCCTAAAGTTGAAAAACCAACAGGAAGACTTCAACCTGTTAGCTCAACAATTATTAACCGAGGGGTTATCACCGAAAGAATTTGATGATAGCTCCTTTTTTAATATGATGGCTAGTTTAAATGCTCGTAAAAAGGAAGATCGTGCTGAACTAGTTGACCCACTGGAGGCCATTAATCAAACATATGGCTTATAAGCGCTTGTGCCTAAAAGGAGGTTAAAAAAGAATGGCTAAAAAAATAGTTGGCCGTGAGATGACCAGTAAGGTTGGCCTAGATTCAGCAGAAGCCGTTAAATCACTCAAGCAGTTAACTGCTGAGGTTAAAGCAAACACTAGTGGTTGGAAAGCCCAAGAAGTCGCACTAAACTCGGCAGGAAAATACCAAGAAGCCGCTGCAGCTAGGGTAGACGGGCTAGCTAAGTCAATGGAGATGCAAAAGGCTAAGATTGATGAGTTAAAGAAGCGCCAATCAGGCCTAAACCGGGACACTAAAGATGGTGTGCTTGAATATACCAAGATGACCGATGAAATTAACAAAGCTAATCGGTCATACGACTCAATGGGTGGCCAGCTTGATCGAGCTAAAAACAGACTTGAGTATTATAATTCAGGTTTAGCCGACCTGCAAAGGGGCTATAAACAAAGTACAGCTTTAAGCAAATCTTATGTTGAACGGCTAGAAGCAGAAGGCAAACAAGAAGATGCTAATAAGGCCCGCTTGAACGGTTTAAAGCAGGCCTATTCTAACATTCAGGCCCAATACAAGACCCAATCAGATGAACTAGAAAAAATTAAAAAAGCTAGTGGCGACACTTCAGACGCTTACAAGCTACAGCAAACTCGTGTTAATCAGACTGCAACAGCAATGGCTAAGCTCGAAAGTAAGACTAATGAGTTAGATTCAGCCATGAATAAGGCTAAACCAACGGCTTTTACCAGAATGCTAGATTCCGCCAAGTCTAAGCTAGGCTTAGTCCGAGATGAAGAAAAGAAGACTAGTGATGAAACTAAACATTTTGCCATTGGTTTTGCAATTGGTAACACAATTAGTAATGCCGCATCTAGTGCAGTAGGATACATTAAAGGGGTTACCCAACAAGGCTATGAACTAGCCGAAGCTGGGGCTACGATTAAGAAGCAGTGGACTAATTTAGGTCTGTCTGACAGTGAAGCAACTAAGATGACGGCTCAAATTGGTGACATTCGTTCTAAGGCGAACATGTCCGGTGGCGCTATTGATGCCATGCAGAAGAAATTCTATGCTATGACCAACAGTACCACTAAGGCCCGTGCCATGACCGAGGTATTAACTAGCTATGGTTCAGCCGCAGGTAAATCAGGCGACCAGATAGCTGGGCTTACTCAAGGGGTTGCTAAACTAGCAGGTAGTTCTAAAGTAACCGCCAGCCTATTTAAGCGTAACTTTAGCCAAGTGCCTGAGCTTCAAAAGGCCATTATTAAAGCTAGTGGTATGTCAACCACCGCCTTTAACAAGCAGTTGGCAGCTGGGAAGATTACCGGCTCACAATTGCAAGGCTATATGGTCAAGGCCGCTAAAACAAGTGGTAAAGCATGGTCAGAGTTTGGTGATACAACTAAGGGTAAAATGGCAGCCATTCAAGGTACCTACACCAATTTGAAAGTAGCATTTGCCAAGCCCTTAGTTGCTGGTGTCGAAAAGGCTATTGATGGGGTGTCTAAAAAGAAGGGCGCTTTAGATAACATTAAGAAGTCTTTAAGTGACCTAGTTGGAACGCTTGGTAAGAAAACCGGTCAGTATATCGGTGATGTTATCAGCTTCTTAGCCAAGAATGAGAGGCCAATTGAGAAGACTGGTGGTGCAATTGCTAGTATTGTTGGCAGTTTAGCTAAGGGCGCATGGTCAGCTGTAGCTGGTGCTTTAAAGCTGATTGGTGGGCATTCAAAGGACGCTTCTAAAGGTATGAATGGAGTGGCTGACGCTACTGCCGCTATTGCTAAACACAAGACAGTCATTGAAGACATTGGTAAAGCTATCATGGTTTATTTAGCGGTGTCTAAACTAAAGGCTATTGGTAGCACCCTTTATGGGGTTGCCGGAGCAGCTGGCAAAGTTGGTGGTGCTTTAAGCCGAATTGTATTTAAACCTAAGATTAAAGGTGAAACTGGTAAACGTGAGCTAACCCTATTCAGCAAAGCCGTTAAAGGTACTGCTAAAGGAATTGGCAAAGGTCTATCATGGACTGCTAAGGTTGCTTGGAAGGGTGCTTCTAAAGCAGTAGGTCTGTTATGGAAGGCTACTAAAGGCACTAGCAAGCTAATCGGTAAGGGGTTATCATGGACGGCTAAGATTGCTTATAAGGGTGCTTCTAAAGCATTTAGTGTGCTAGGTGCTGGTATTAAAACACTAGGTAAATCATTTCTGTCATTGGGCAGGCTATTATTAGCTAACCCAATCGGCCTAGTTTTAACTGCTGTGGTTGCCTTAGGTGTAGCATTCTATGAGGCATACAAACACATTAAACCGTTCCGTGAATGGGTTAACAAGACATTTAAATCAGTAGTTAACTTTGGTAAAGGCTTGCTAAGATGGGGGTCTAATGCTGTTAAAACAGTTGCACATACTGTTGACAACATTAGAAAGAAATTTGATAAATTTAAATCTGGCTTTAAAAATAGCTGGAACAAACACTGGTCAAACGTTGGTAAGAGTTTAAAGGGTGCATGGGACGGTTCATTGAAGCACACTAGAGAGTTCTTTAGTAGTGTTGGTAAGAAGTGGGACGGCTGGAAGTCAAGCTTCAAAAAGAGTTGGACAAAGCACTGGAACAATGCAAAATCTGGCTTACATGATGCCTGGAATGGTTCATTGAAGCACACTAGAGACTTCTTTAGTGGTATGGGCACTAAGTGGACTGGCTGGAAGAAGAGCTGGTCACATAGTTGGAATAACCACTGGGACACAATGCGGTCTAACTTGCACAGCTATTGGAACAAAGACCTTAGTCATACTAAAGTGTTCGGACATTCAATGGGTGACTGGCTAGGCGCATTTAAGAAGACATTTAAAGGTGGCTGGTCTAGTTTAGGCACTGGCGTTGAAAATATCTTCAAAGGTCTTTGGAAAGATCTTAAAGGTTTTGCTAAAGATGGTATGAACGATGTCATTGATATTATTAATGATGGTATTAATGCGGTTAACAGCGTCATTCACACGTTTGGTAGCAAAAACAAAGAAACGATTCATCCTTTGGGACATGTTAAATTTGCTACTGGTACTGGTCGGAATCCAATTACCAAGCCTACTATGGCAATGCTAAATGATGGTAACGACAGCCCTCAAACCGGAAACAAAGAAATGGTCATGCTACCTAATGGCGATTCAGGCATTGTTCAAGGACGTAACACTAAGATGATGTTACCCGCTGGCACTGAGGTATTGAGTGCTAGTGAGACAGCCATGTTAATGAGTATGCAAGGCGTGACTAAGTACGCAAAAGGGACTGGATTCTTTGGTGATATTCTAAGCAGTGTTACTAGTGGTATCTCAGGTGTCACTAGCTGGGTTGGTAAAAAGGTTGACAGTTTAGAGAAATTCTTTAATACCGCTACTAACATTATTGCTCACCCAATTAAGTCGCTTGAAAACCTGTTTAGCTGGTCTTCTAAGGGCATCTCAGGTGTAATGAGTAACATTGGTCACGGTCTATTTAATGGCGTTGAGAAACAAGCTAAGACATGGTGGTCAACCCTATGGGGCGGTGTTAGTGACAGCCTAGACAGTGGTGCTTCTAGTTCTAGCCTAGTTAATGCGATGGAGAAGTACGGTGCCACAAACAAGTATGTCTACGGTGCTGAGGGCCCTAGTGCGTTTGACTGTTCCGGCCTAGTTGAGTACACCCTAAAGAAGCTTGGAATTAGCTTCCCACGGACTAGTGGTGAGCAATACAGAGCTTCTAAACATGTCAGCAACCCTAAACCGGGTGACTTGGTATTCTTTGGACCTGGTGGTAGCGATCACGTTGGGGTATACACCGGCAATGGCGAGTTCTATAGTGCTGAAAATGAACATTCTGGTATGGGTATCAGTAAAGTGCATGGCGGTGGCTATGGTACGTTTGCTGGCTATGGGCGAGTACCCGGTTTATCAGACAGCACTAGCTCGGATAAGTCATCTAAGTCTAGTGGCCTGTTAGGCACCATTAAAAAGCAAGTAGGTAGTGGTTTCTGGAAGTTTATCAGCAAGCTAGCCGATATGTTTGGTGACGGCGGTAGTAGTAACCCCGGTGGCTCAGGTGTTCAACGTTGGAAGCCAGACGTTATCAAAGCCTTGAAAAAGAACGGCTTTGAAGCCAGCGCTAGTCAAGTATCAGCTTGGATGAAGGTTATTGCACGTGAGTCAAATGGTGACCCGTCAGTGGTCAACAATTGGGACGCCAATGCTAAAATGGGTATTCCATCTAAAGGGCTGGTTCAAACTATCCAGCCAACATTTGATGCCTACAAGTTTCCCGGCCATAACAATCCACTTAATGGTTATGATGACTTGCTAGCTGGTATCCACTATATGAAGGCTAAGTATGGCTCAGGCCCTAGTGCGTTTGCTCGTGTTAGTGGACCAGAAGGCTACGAAAATGGTGGCATTATCAATACTAACCAGTTGATTGAGGTTGCTGAGCATAACAAGCCTGAAATGGTACTACCATTGACTAACAAGAGTCGGGCTAACCAGTTAATTGCACAGGCTATTCAATTGGTAAATGGCAACAATAGTAATCAGATTGCGACCCAATCAAGTGAAAGTAATGAGAAGCTTGATAAAGTCATCTCACTATTGGCGGCTTTATTAGCCGGTCAAGGAAACGTACAAGCCGTTATTTCTAACGATTCCATAGTTAATGCAAACAAGAATTACACTAAGAAGACTTCACAGTATTCACAAATGATGGGGTACTAATATCCCAGTCAATCAAAGGGTCGTCCTTAATGGGACGTCCTTTTTACATAGCTAAACTTAAAAAGGAGGTTAAATCGTGACCTTACAACGAGATGATTTTGAATACGCTGGCATGAATAGCCGGGAAGATTTACAGGTTGAAATGGGTAACGTGGTATTACCTAGTGCACCGGCCATGGCTGAACAGGTGACTGATATACCAGCCATGTATGGTAACCAATTTAATGGCACAGACTTTACCAGCCGGACAATTAACATTCCAGTGTCAATCTACTGTGCTGATAACCAAGACAGATTTAATCAGACTATGCACAATTTAAGCGGTCTGCTGTTAAGCGATGACCCTAGTGATAATGGTAAAGAGTACCCACTAGTGTTTGGATTTGAACCTAAGGTGACGTATTGGGGGCATATTACCGCAATTAGTGAACCAGCCCCAATTAACCCGGGTATGTATGACATGACACTAACCATTACCTTTGTGCAATCTGACCCACGGGCAACCTTACCACAGGTAGAGACACCCTTAAAGAACGGTTTAAATACAATCACTGTTGGTGGTACTGCTAGAACAGAGCCAGTTATTCAGGTCATACCTAAGCGAGATTTAAAATACATTGGCTTTAGTTTAAATGGTGGTCAGTTTGGATTAGGACCAGAGTCACCGGAAGACCAAGCCACTGCGGTTCAACCTTATACTAAAGCTGTTGATGACCCGCTAGGAACTATGGCAATGTGGACAAATGACACCAATGCACTTAGTAATATGAAAACTGGTGAAGCGTACACGTATCAAGGCCACAGTGAAATTAAGACTGAGACCAGTGTAATGCGGCCAACTGTAAATAACGATGGGTATGACTTTGGTACAATCCCCACAACTGGAGAAGACCGCTGGTATGGTCCAGCTTATCGGTATACCGGCATGACACAATCACTTACTGACTGGCGAGTACGAACGGGTATTCATCAATTTAAGTACAGTGGTACTCATAATGGCCGCGCGATGGGACGGGTTGAAGTCTTGCTATTAGACCCTAGCGGTAACACTATTGGACGCTTTGGCATGCGTGACATGGCCTATGGTGCTAAGCCAATGGCTAGACTTCAAATATGTGAGCCCGGCTCAACATTAGAATATGGCGACCGCTATACTGACTTGTACTATGGTTCAGGGCCATCAGGTTCTTTTACAAACAAGCCCGACCAGAAAATTCAAATCAAAACTGGCACGACAACCAAAACTGTCACTAGATATAGTCGTTCCAGAAGAGGGAAAGTAACTAAGAATACCATTAAAGAAACCGTTGATACCTATACAACCGTGGTCAATAAAGAGGAGGACTCCGCACTGGCAGGTGCTTGGCTAGTGTTGGATATCACTAAACGAGGACAAGTATTTACATGGAGTATCACCCAGTATTCGACTAAAACAGGCCGACCATTCCTAGATCCTCATATTCACATGTTAGTACATGGAACCTATGTTGATACCCAAAATAAGTATCAGACAGCCTTAGGTGGGATTGGGTCTGTTTTTCTAAAGCACCCAATTGCAGAAGATATTCATAAAGTTGCCTATCGGAACCCCTTTATGTCAATGACTGACCTTCAAATATGGAAAGTCAATAAAGTTGATGCAACAAAGCCAACTTATATTGCTGGCGCCGGTGAAGAAATTGTGATGGATTGTGAGTCAGATACGGTTACTGTAAATGGCAAGCTAGTTTCACCAGTTTGGTCAACCGACTTTCCTAAGTTGAAACCGGGCGTTAATGGTTTGTCGATGATTGGTGACCTAGATGACGCACAAATCACGCTTAAGTATCTACCTAGACTACTATAGCAAAATTTTAAAGGCTTCCCATTAAGGGTGGCCTTTTTACATAACTAAAATAAGGAGGTTAACAGATGGCTTTAAATAACCAGTATTTAATCCTAGACCCTAATTTAAAGCGGATTGGTACCCTGACTGTTGATGGTGCCACTAAGTTTTCTAACGACAGCGTCAAGATTCAACTAGCCGACTCAGATACGACCAGTACTAGCTATGATGATGATGCCAATATTGGAACTCAAGATAATTTTAACGGCACGATTAATCTAAACGCCCAATCTAAGAAGTTCGACCATCAAGGCTCATTAGACGTGCTTCAAGGTCAGCCTGATTCAGATAAAGTGGTGGCTGGCAACAACCTAGCTTATTATGACGAGTTATCAGGTCATTGGTATGTCATGTACATCTATTCAAATGATGACGCTTCTAGTGCCGCTGTTAAACATACAACGACCATTAACTTTACTAATCTATGCTTATACACACTAGCTCATCATTACCCATTGGCAATTACGGCTAGTGCTAGTTCAATTCAGACGGCTTTTAATCAGTGTTTTAATGCCACCGGTTGGACGCTAGACTATCAGACCACTAATGTTATGACCCCGACAATTGCCATTGACGGCAAGACGAAAGCTAGTACATTAGTGCAAACACTCATTCAAACGTATAACGTTGAGATTGATCCTTATGTTGAGATTGATAGCCAAGGTAATATCACTAAAAAGGTGTGTGTCATTACTGACCAACTTAATGCTGATGTGGTCTATAACGAGGCAGTATTTGGTAAGAATATGACTAGCTTAAAGCGAACAACGGTGTCAAACCCAATCACTAAGCTGATTGCTTATGGTGACAACGGCAATACAATGTCAACAGTTAACGATGGTAAGCCTTACGTTGTTGATGATGAAGCTAATCGTAAGTACAACCCGGACTGGCAGAGTGGACTGTATTACGAGGGTGTTATCACTGCTAATTCAATTGAAGACCCTTCCGGAATTAAAGCCTGGGCTGAGGAAATGCTGCAATTATACAACCACCCTAGAACGTACTATGAGGTTGCTGTAACGCCTAAATTTAACCCGCCACTAGGTGCCACGATTAGGTTTAAAGATGAGTTAATCAAGCCGGCATTAGATGCCAGTGGCCGAGTAATTCAACGCACTATTAGTAAGGCTAACCCTTATGGCAATACAGTTGGCTTTGGTGAATATGTCACGGTGCCAGTTGCAACACCAGCCTGGATGCAAGGTTATCAAAGTGCTATTAATAGCGCCATTGAAAAGGCAAAGGAGGACGCTAGCTCGGTTAAACCGGTCGCTTTAACTCCCGACGGTAACAACTTCACTGATACCACCCAGACTAAGCGGTTAATCTTACAGGCTTGGGAAGGCAATACTAATATTTCAGCCTATATTGATAACAAGGGGTTTATTTGGCACCGCTATAATACTGACGGCACCCTTGATACTAGTTTCAATCAAACTGGCTATTTAGTACAAGCAGCACATAATTCCGTTGGCACACTGCACGGGACTATTGAGACCAATTACATTCAAGAGGAACCAGAGATTAAGTTACAAACTAGTGCTATTCGTAATTTGGGTAGCTTTATCCAAGACGACAGTACACTAGGAATAACTGATACGGCACAATATATGTGTCCTTTGAGTAATGGTCAGTATATAACTAGTCGGGCAATTAACCAAAGCACAACCACCGATGTCATGTTTGTTTTGCATGACAATAATTTTAAGCCAATTAGCAAGATGATTGTTTCACATGGCGGGCATGGCTCTAGCTTTTCAATTGAAGAAGTAGATGGGGCTGTTTATATTTGGTCCATAACTAAGCCTAATTTAAGCGTTAACGAATATGCAGTTAGTCGCATACCCTACCTTGCCAATGTGACCCTAAGCAATGATGATAATCGCATTACACGTTTTTGCACTGTCAATCGTTATATAAGAGTCAGCGTTGATTTCAAGCATGGATACGTGCTGTGTGGCTATGTGAATGGCAAACATGATGTGCTACGACTAGATGATGTTAAACAAGGCAATTATAATGTGCTATACAGTTTTGATATTACCAACTATGGGTATGACAAGGACCGACAAACCTACCAAACACAAGGCATTGACTTTCCATATGTGTACTTCCACTCGGGTAATTACAACATGAAAGACCCCCGTATGGTGTATGCCGTTAATGTTGTGCATGGCGGGCAAGAGTTCGCCTCTAACTATCTACTGGATATGAATTTAGGGTTAACCGATGATGTTATTGAACCTGAAACATGCAACATTATCTATAGTCAGACTAACCAGCCGGAGCTATTGGTTACTTTCAATTGTGGTTCTATAGCACGTGTCTTTGTAATCCCAATTAAAGAACGTTTGCCAATGATTAAGAAAGGAGGAGTATAAATGGCAGAATCTAATGCAACACAGGTCATCTTAACTGATGATGGCCTCAAAATTATCAAGGCTCAAAATACAGCTGATAATGCCTCTGATGATGTTGACAACTTAAATGACCCTAACTTAATGAACGTCATTGAAAAACAGACAGAGGCAAAACAGTATGCCGGATTAACTAGCCAGTATAACGTGATTTTAGCACGGGCCAAAGATGATAATGTTAGTACAGACGCTTTAACCAAGGCTTATACTAACTTGGACACCTTTATAACGCCTCTACTAAAAGATACTACTAAGGCTAGTAACATTGACCGGTACAAGTATAAGAGCCTCATATACGCTTATAATACGGCTCTAAGTGCTGTACAGACCGCTTTAAGCAATAGCTTTAACAATGACATTGATAACATGCATTCTAGTGTATTGGTAGCTAGTCAAGCAGCTTCTAATGCTGTCATAGTAGCTTCACAGGCAGCTATAACTGGAAATAATGCTAGTTATGCTGCAGCACGGGCATCTGTAGCTGCTAACGAAGCTAAAACTGCTGGTGATAATGCAACTAATGTTGCTAACAAAGCTAGTCAAGCTGCTTCTGGTGCCGTAATAGCTGGTAGCACAGCAACATCAAATGCAGACAAAGCAAGTACAGCTGCTAGCCAAGCTAAAATTGCCGGTGATAATGCTACTAGCGTTGCCAATAGTGCCGCCGGCGTTGCTAACAACGCTACCAGTGTTGCTAATAGCGCCTTTGCTAAGGCTAATGCAGTTGGTAATCAAGCTAGTGCAGAAATACTAGTACAATCTACAGCTACTGCTAAAGCTCAAAAGGCAGCTGATGATGCCTTTAATAAAGCTCAAGCAGTTGGTAGTCAAGCTAGTGCTGAAATAGCAGTCCAGTCTACAGCTACCGCTAAAGCTCAAAGCAAAGCTGACGATGCCTTTAGTAAAGCTACTGCAGTTGGCAGTCAAGCTAGTGCTGAAATAGCAGTCCAGTCTACAGCTACCGCTAAAGCTCAAAGCAAAGCTGACGATGCCTTTAGTAAAGCTACTGCAGTTGGCAGTCAAGCTAGTGCAGAAATATTAGTCCAGTCTACAGCTACTGCTAAAGCCCAAAGCAAAGCTGATGACGCCTTTAGTAAAGCTACTACAGCAATAGATAATGGTCAAGTAACTAGTCAAGCAGTGACAGACCTAAAAGATGGTTCCAAGCTAACGATTGCTGAACTAGAAAATGGACTAGCTACAAAGGTTGCTAACTCAGACTATGCTAGTTACAAAATTCAGACTGCTAGTCAAATAGCACAGAAGGTTGATAATGGTGCTTTCTCAGCATACCAACAAACTACTGCTGACTTGATTTCCGAAAAGGTAGCCACCAAGGATTTCACAGCTTATCAAGCTACAACTGCTAAAGCAATTGAGAGCAAGGTTGAATCTAAAGACTTTAATACCTACAAGACACAGACAGCTGATACAATTGCAGAAAAGGTAGCTACTAAGGACTTCACAGCATACCAAGCTACAACCGCTAAGTCGATTGAGAGCAAGGTTGAATCTAAAGACTTTAACACTTATAAGACACAAACTGATGGTTTGATTGCCGAAAAGGTAGCTAATAAGGACTTCTCAACTTACAAGTCACAGACAGCTGGCTTGATTGCTGAAAAGGTAGCTACTAAGGACTTTTCAGCATACCAAGCTACAACCGCTAAGTCGATTGAAAGCAAGGTTGAATCTAGTGACTTTAACACCTACAAATCACAAACTGATAAAGCTATTTCAGAAAAGGTAGCTAACGGCGAGTTTTCAACTTACAAAACGCAGACTGCTGGATTAATCGAATCAAGAGTTGATAGCGGTACTTTTTCAAGTTATAAAACAGAAACTGCTAGATTAATTGGTTCAAAAGTTGATAATGGTGACTTTTCAACCTATCAAAAACAAACAGCTGACTTGATTTCTGAAAAGGTAGCTACTAAAGACTTCTCAGCCTACCAAGATACAACCGCTAAAGCAATATCTAGCAAAGTTGAATCTAAAGACTTTAACACCTACAAATCACAAACTGATAAAGCTATTTCAGAAAAGGTAGCTAACGGCGAGTTTTCAACTTACAAAACGCAGACTGCTGGATTAATCGAATCAAGAGTTGATAGCGGTACTTTTTCAAGTTATAAAACAGAAACTGCTAGATTAATTGGTTCAAAAGTTGATAATGGTGACTTTTCAACCTATCAAAAACAAACAGCTGACTTGATTTCTGAAAAGGTAGCTACTAAAGACTTCTCAGCCTACCAAGATACAACCGCTAAAGCAATATCTAGCAAAGTTGAATCTAAAGACTTTAACACTTACAAAACACAAACTGCTGACACGCTACAAACACTGGTTGGTAGAAGCCCATCAAATATCATTAAAGATGGTGGCTTTAATAGTGCTGTCGTTGGACAAATACCTAGTGGCTGGGATTTTTCTGGTACGGCTCAAATTGCGGTCAACGCAGATGTGATTAACGGTTTAGTTACTCTCGGCCGCTCAGTTCTACAAATTAATAGTAGAACTTCTGGCAATTCAGATATTTACTATGGAGATTGGTTTGACGTTCAGCCCGGCGACCAATTCTATGCTGAACTTAAAGCTCGGTGGAGTTCAGTGTCCCAGAAAGGTCAAATTGTTTTGGGCATAGTTACTAAAGACATCACCGGAAATTGGGCATGGACTGGTGCGGTCAACATAAGCTCGCCAAGCACTTGGAAAAAATATACTGGTGTATTAACAATACCGGCTGGGGCTATTCAGGGACGTGTCTGGGTATCATGGCAGTATCCTGCCACAGCTAATGAAGCTGTATTCGTCACTGACTTAGTGGTACGTCCAGCTTATAGCACTCAATCCGATATAACCCAAACCATAAACAATATTCATTTAGGTTTTAAGAACCCAGATGGCTCAAATTTCCAGATGAATTTATCTGCTGACGGTGTTGCTTTGCTTGATTTCTCTAAAATTATTCTTAATGGTACTACTAATATTTCTAATGGCACAATTGGTACAGCCCAAATTGCGGAAGCAGCTATTACCAATGCTAAGATTGCTAAACTAGCTGTAGGTACTGCTCAAATAGCCAATGGCGCAATTACCAACGCCCAAATTGGTAATGAGGCTGTAGGTACAGCACAGATTAAAGACGAAGCTGTCAATAGTTCCAAGATTGCTAAGCTAGCCGTAGGCACAGCCCAAATAGGTGATGGTGCAATTACTAATGCTAAGATTGGGCACCTTGCCGTTGGCACAGCACAGATAGCCAACGCAGCTATCACTGATGCCCAAATTGGTAATGTTAGCGCCAATAAATTAACAGCTGGCACAATTGACTTTAATACAATTACTGGTAAGAATATCAACGCATCAAACATTACCACTGGAAAGCTAGACACTAACCGATTAAATGTCGGCACACTATCGGCTTTAAGTGCCGATTTAGGTAACGTTACAGCCGGTAGCCTAAAAGGTGTCAATATTGTGGCTAAAACGTTTAGCACACCTAATGGCAGCTTTACAACCGATGCAAGTGGTGCCATAACAGCTAAAAATATGACGCTTACTGGTGGCACATTAACTTCACCAACAATCAATGCTAGCACAATTAATGGTTCAACTATCAATGGGACAACATTCAATGCTGGTACTAAGCTAAATCAATATGGCAACACTAGCTATCCGCTAACTATCAATCAAGATGGTTCAGTTACTAGTACGTCATTTGGGAACATTGCTAATGACCCCGCTGCATTAAGAACGGTCATGAAGGATGGTATGGTAAAGACTAATTTTCGTGGTATGAATAAAATTTCAAATGGTATATATTCAGCAGCTGATATTGCAATGGGTGCTGGACAACTAGCATTATTTGAAGGCTATACAAAATCACAAGACCCAAACTTTACTGCAACAGGCATTACGCCAACTGGATATGTAATATTAGATGCAAGCACTGGGTTAAACTTGCATGGTGACAATCAACAAATCACCTTTAATGGTACCCCTGCTGATATTACACCTAAAGGTGTAATTATTACGCCATACGGCAATATTAACCCTAATGGCACGCAGAACATCTGGTATGTCGGCAATAATATGGCTATGAAAACAGCCCAATTTGGCATTGATGCTGACCAAAAAGTTGGAATTGACTTGTTCAGACCAACGTTCGTTGATGAAATTGGAGCACTTGGCAACCGCTTACCAAACGGTAGGTTATTTCTACATGCTACTGACAATAATGCCCAAATGTATCTTTTAAATGATGGTTCACCAGCGTTTGTATCACCAACAATTTATAATCGGACATATTCTAACGGTGCAAACATGTTTGTCACCTCGGCTGGTCGTGTTGGTAGGTCAACATCAGCAAGTAAGTACAAACTAGCTATTGCTAGAAGCGATGACACAGCGCAAGCTGACCGTTTAATGACCTTAAATCCAGCGAGCTGGAATGACAAAGTGGCTACGGAAAAAATGGCCGAATCATTGTCAAATGGTGAAACACCAGCAGAAGCAGAGATAAACCTAAAGCGACACTACGGCTTAATTGCCGAGGACTTACGAGATGCCGGATTAGATGAGTTCTTAATCACTGGTGATAAGGGTCAAATTGAAGGTATTGAATATGATCGTTTATGGACGGTTTTAATCCCCAAAATAAAACAGTTGAATAACAGAATAAACGAACTTGAAAGGAAGACCCTATAATGGAAAACATTAATATCACAACCGTATCAGTCCAACCGGACAACGTCTACAAGATTAACTTCTCTGCAACATATGAGTCAGCGTCACATATTGAGGGCTTTGTCCTCATGAAAACAGAAGATTATCGTTCTAAGACAGGTGACCAACAAGTGGCATTCATTAAACAGACAATTAATGATAATTTATCTGGCAAAATTACACCAGTGTCTGAACTAGTCACTAACGACAATACCAAACTTTAAAGGAGGCTTAAATTATGAATATCGATGCACAGGCTTTAATTAACAAGCTAACGAGTAACTATGCCCAAGCGATTGCCATTAAAGACCAGCAATTAGCAATGGCTCAAGTTCAAATTGACCAGCTTAATGCCAAGTTGGCTGAAAAGGAGGCGCCTAAAGATGGCGAAAACGCTTAGTTTTACTGATACTTCACCACAGACGGTCAAAATTGGCGATACCACCACTAGCTTCACACTAGTATGTGGCAATGATAATGTGGCAACGGACTTAACTAAGGCCACTTCAATTACTGTTAAATTGGGCCATGCTAGTGGCTACCTTAAATCGGCCACAGTTGACCCAGCTAGTTTAACGGACCCAACTACTGGTCAAGTTACCGTTAAGTTTACTGCTGACTTGATGACTAGTTTGCCAGCTGGTAGCTATGCCATTGAAGTCTGGGTGGTTGATAGTACCGGGACGTCAATCTACCCTAGTGATGGGTCAACTGGGTTTACTATTACCAATAACATCCAAAGCACTAATGGTGCCACGATTACCACGATTGCTTTTGATGATTTTGTTAAAGCAATGAATAAAGCCGCAAGTACGATTGCCAAGGGTGACAAAGGTGAAAAGGGTGATACGGGTACTGTTGATAATGATGGCTTGACCAAAGCGCCAGCTTTTGTTGATCTTAAAACGCAGGTTGATAATAGTGCTGTGGGCACAAATTTGTTATTGAAAACCCATGAACCATTCAGTATAACAGGAACTAATATAGTTAACCAGGCACAGCAAATGTATGCGTCAAGTAGAGAATTAGAAGTAGGAACTACGGTAACTTTAAGCTTTGATGCAATTTCTACGGCTTCTACAAACATTATTATCCAAAATAGTGGCGGCGTTTGGATGAGTTTAATTAGTACTCCCGTTGGTACCACAAATAAACATTATGTGGCAACTATCAATCTGGATAATTTTTTTGTACAAGAAGGTGTTCGTATGCGCCTTGATAATGTTCCTTCAACAACAACTATTACAGTCTCCAATATGAAATTAGAGTTAGGTTCACATGCAACCGACTGGTGTCCTAATCCATCAGAAATTTTGACACAATCAGATTATGCAAAAATAAAAGCAGCTATTTTATCACTAGGAGGTCATTTATCATGAGTTTTGATTTAAGCAAATTTTTAACAGAAGGGTTAATTGACAGTATTAACAATGGATTGATTCCATCGGACTTGGCAACTGTATATGCTGGCAATTATCTAGTGAAATCACTGATTACCCAAACTCAGATTACTCAAGTATCCGATGCAATTACAGCCTACAAAGCTGCACAGGTATCATCTACCGTAGATCATAGCAGCGTAAAATAGGAGGTAGACAATTGAATAAGCACAATTTAAAGGCGCTCGTCTTAATGGTGGGCGCTATTTTTATGGCCTTTTTAATGGTCGATGTTACCAGTCAGGCTTCAACTAGCCGTGACCAAGGGGTCGACTGGTCTAAGTATAACGGCAATAATGGGACATTCGGCTACAACACTGATAAGTTTGTATTCTCACAGGCGGGTGGCTTTTATGGTGGGACTAATATTCCTCAGACCACGTATGCTAGCCAAGTTAAATCAGCTCAACAGGCTGGTAAACGGGTACACACGTACTTATGGGACGGTGTCGGTGGCAATATGACCAATGCCAAGGCTATGATGGCCTATTACTTGCCACGTGTTAGGACGCCCAAGGGTTCAATTGTAGCACTAGACTATGAGGACGGTGCTTCTAATAGCGTGACAGCTAACACTAATGTCATTAAAGCTCAATTTAAGTTAATTAAGGCGTACGGCTATACCCCAATGTTATACTCCGGCAAGGCCTATCTCAATGCACATGTTAATACTAGCGCCATTGTCAAAGCCTATGGTAGCTGTCTATGGCTAGCTGAGTATCCGGACTATCTGGTTAGAACTAAGCCGGATTATAACTGGTTCCCATCAATGGACGGCGTGGCTATCTTCCAATTCACTAGCACTTACAAAGCTGGCGGATTAGATGGCAATGTTGACCTAACGGGCATTACCAAATCAGGCTATACAACTGCTAGTAAGAAACAAGCTAAAGCCAATGTTAAGCAGGCTCAGGAAGCTAAGGTTGTCAAATACAGCCAACGCGGGGTGTTTTACCCTAATCGGACTCTGGCCGTACGATACACGGATAGCGACAAAGTTAGTCAAGTGGCTACCTATTACAAGGGTGAGAGTGTAACTTACAACGCGGTTATTATTGAACATGATTATGTATGGGCACGTTATACCCGTTCAAATGGCCTATACGGATTCATTAAGCTAGGCGTCACCAATGGGCCAGCCTACGGGAAGCGAGTTGCTGGTCAGCCGGTTAGTCATACGTATTACACAGTCAAGTCCGGCGACAGCTGGTGGTCAATCGCACAACGTAACGGCCTAAATATGACTTCATTAGCTAGTCAGAACGGCAAGACAATTTACACCACTATCTATCCCGGCCAGCGATTGGTGGTGCTGTAATGGCACAATACGACGATACAACTAAGTTATTAATGGATATTCAAAAGGATGTGGCTGCCACCAAAACGAAAGTTGAGAACATCGAAGAAAAGCTGAACCAAGTTGATGATATTGGCGATAAAGCGGACAAGGCCCTGGCCAAGTCCATCGAAGCCAGCCATCAAATTGACCGCGTGACAGCCATTCAAAATTGGTTGATCGGTGTCTTGGTTAGTGGCGTGCTCGTCACGTTAGTTATTTATATCGCAGAAAAGTTCCTTTAGGAGGGAAAATAATGATTAAAAAAATTAGTTTTAAGAATGCTGATGGAAGCTTGAATGGTAAATTGATCGCTGGGATTATTTCATTGCTAATCGTTTTGATTCAACAAGTCTTTGCCATGTTTGGTGTTAAGTTTACTGGTGATTGGTCAGCCATTGTTGCCGTTGTTAACACAGTATTAACGATCCTTGGTATGCTTGGTGTTATTACTGACGTTCAAACAGTGACAGTACCAACAGTTGAAAGTGACGAGGAAAGCCAAGTTGAAGCGACGGCTAACAAAGTTGCTGACGAAGCGCAAACGCCAACGTCCACAGTTGCTGTAGTGAATAGTTCTGCATCATCTGACACTGAAACGGCGTCAGAATCCGCCTCACAAGCAGGCGAAAAGTAGTATAATAATCGTGAACTGTTCTAGTCCCCCATGCTTCGGCGTGGGGGATTTTTTATGTATTACCCGCCTAGGACTGGCCAGTGTAATCAATGAATGATTAGCATATTGTACTCCACAAACGACGGAAACATAGTTAAAATTGACTTTTAACTACAAAAGACAAAATCCCTACGCTAGCAATTGCTGGTGTAGGGATTTGTTAGTATTGTATTTAATTTGAAAATCCATTGGTTATTTTTACACGATAAGGCTTTTTTAACAAGTTAATTATAAAGTAATGGTTTATAAAATCAGTCAAAAGATGTAAAACAGGAAAAATGAAGCAAGTAGATGCAACGTTAACACTTTGACCTTTAGTAAAAAATGTAAAGTCATTTATAAAATCCCGCACTAGCCTTAAATGGCCGGTGTGGGATTTTTTTAATAACTAATATTCAAAAGTATACATTTATGTCTTAAAGACAAATAAAGACAAATTTTTGAAATTAGTAGTGCTTTTTAGTACAAATGAAAAAAGCTTGAATGCCGTTAAATCAACGTTTAACAAGATTCAAGCTTCATCTAGTTTACCTAATTATGCCCCAGGCAGGATTCGAACCTGTACATTGTTTCCAATACAGCGACCTGAACGCTGCGCGTCTGCCAGTTCCGCCACTGGGGCAGTTGCTTTAACAACAATATCCATTATAGCGAAAAGTAACAAAAAAATAAACCTTTTTCTATATTTATGCACTTGATATTAATTGTAATTGCAAATTGGTTGCTTAGTTACTGGGGCTGGCCTTAATTAGCATGGAATAACTGTACGCCGAAATACTGAAATTACTACCGGTAAAAATGCATCCAAAAAGTCACCCATCCCAGCAGGTTCAATGACACTGCTTGAATGGGTGACAACTTGTCTGTTTATTAATTTGCTTGTTTGGTCGTGATACTACCATCTAAATAAACAAAGTAACTATTCAGATAATGCCCCCGGCCGCCATTAGCCGTTTTCTGATAAGCATCGACCTGATAATAGTGGTGGCCGTGTGCATCTTGGTTGGCAGTTGGTACGACACCAAAGGTTTGTTGCTTGGGATCGTTGAGCACTTGCCCGACGGCGGCCACTGCACTAGTTGCGCTAGTGATATGGTCGTCAGTAGCTTGATAATGGTCACCAGATTGCTTCTTAGCACTAGCATCAGCCGCTGCATTGGCACGACTAGTTTGCTCCGCGCGGTTAGCGGCTGCAACTGAGTTCGCTTGCTTAGTGGAAATACTTGGCTCAGCTTGGGAAGTGCAGCCTGCTAAAAGGAATAGGGCGCAGAAACTGATTAAAATTGCCCGGGTCACGTTCGGACCTCCTTATTTCGTTTGTTCTTGGGACAAGCTCGGATAAGGGGCTTGTCGGATGATGTTCGAATCAACGATGGTCATCACACCGATTGACAGAAGTAACAGGATCACTAAGATTAATTTTTTCAT